GCAAGTTATATAGTCCGGCAAACATAAATCGTAAGCAAGATAAATCACAAGAAGAGAACCTGTGGTAGCCATAGCAGTTCCATCACCACCATCAGAAAAAGTAGGGGGATTAATGTTAATAGCAAGACCACCGAACTCCGCCCACGATTGAGTAGAACCGTTTTTAACGGACATACGCCAAAGGTCGTAAGCAGATGCGGAACTTAAAAGACCGGACTGGTTGTTAAGATTGATACTAATGTTGTTAATAGTAAAAAATGCTGAAGCGTCTTGGATTGTTTGGGAAGACATAGGTTTTCTTATATTAATCATGAAAAGGTCTGGTATTTGATTGATTTGGAGATTACTTGATGTAAGAGTAGCAGCCGCTCCAGCAGCAACAGCGGTGGTATTACTGGAAGAGGTCAAGTAGCGTGGGAAATCCATATAAGGCACGACATTTTTGGTTTCTACAAGGTCGCTGGGTTGAGTAGAAAGGAACTTGAGAAGAAGGGCAGGATTGGAAGGAGCTGACTGGGTGTAAATAGTTGAGGCAGCAGTAAATCCATTAGGATTAGCGGTTGTTCCTAAACTAATACCAGTAATATAGGGATTAGCGGTGGAGAAAAGACGCTTACAGGTTGCATCAATATTGAATGTGAAAGTCATATTATTAATACCGAGAAGACCCTGTTGGTTATATTCTGGATCACCGAAAATAAAAGGTGAAAGGAAAATGGGTTCAGCAACAACGGTAGAAAACTCAATCTCAAAAGTATCAGTATCAGCTACAGCAATAGGGGAATTATCTACGAAAACTCCTGCTGCGAAACGCTTAATAACGATAGAGGCAGGGTGAGCGCCACGAGGCACTTGATCCACATCGTAAGAAGCATTAGAATAACCTGCTAAAGGATTGTTGTTTGCTCCTTGTGCTGCGAGATATGAAGCGTATGCTTGATCCGGCAAAGAGGGTGTGGTGCTGTTAAATCTGTATAATTCACGAGAGTTATTCATTCTCAAAAGAGAAGGCAAAATATCTTGTAAATTGACGGATACGCTGGTGTTATTAATTTGGGCGGTGGCTGTCGTCATTAGAGATGCTAAAGGAAATGCTTGGAGAGCATCAGTAGTGCCGTAATTAAAACATGCTTGTCCCACAGGAACAGCACCAGCATTACCAGTTCCAGCAGCATTACCAGCAAGCATCTTAAAAGTAAGACCAGTAGTCAAAAGAACATCACGACCAATAACTACATTTTCACTTGGGACTTGAACCGAGAAAATCAAAGAAGAGTTTGAAGCACTCGTGGCTGGGAAGCGTTGGTAAGTGGTCTGGCTGGCTCCTGAACGGACTGCGAAGTCAAGATCAGATGTAATGTCGCCGATTACACTATCACGAACTAAAACTGTGCGAAAATCACTCATTATATAGTATCTACATATAAAAAATTAGAAACTATATCACTAAATATAAAACGCCTAAACCTTAAGCGAGATTTCCTGTATTTCCACCTTTTCCCCTATAAGTATCTTTTTTCAAGAAAGCGACTTTGAGAGAAACAGCTTCTCCACTATTAATTCTATAAGGAATTAGCTGACCGAACTTATTTCTATAGAAAATATTTAAATCAATATTAAATAATGGACGATTTCCATACAGAGTAATCAGTCTATATTCGCTACTTGGGTTATAAACTATATTTGGTTTATATTGTCCGGTGTCGCTCACGAGGTCTGTGATAATATTGGCGAAATCACTATTATTTCCTCCTAAAACTACCTCCTGACTATTATTAAATACTAAAGGTGTTGAAACTTGATTTGGTTGAATTGGTAGAGTATTGGATGTAAATACAATCGCCATCACAGGAGAAAAGTTCGCTATAGTTGAACTATCTTGATAAGTAATTACGGCGTAATAGTCAGGAACAGAACCAGTAGGGTATGGACTAATTTTTACTAAATTACCGTATGATCCATTATTACGAGGTTCAAAAAGAAAGTTCTTACCAGCGACAACTCCCTCATATCCCATGTATTTGCATGGAAGAGTAGGGAATAACCCAAAGAGAGGAGCGTTCATATATATCTTAATTGGTTGTGTTTGACCTGCTCCTACATATCTATTCACACCGAATACATCAAAATCACTATAGAAAGAAACAGAGTTGGATGTGTTGTCCCATTCAAAGAAAGGAGGGAATAGTGCTGCTGCTAAAAAGGGGGGTTGATCGGCAGCAGCGGCAGCGTTTAATTGAGAGATAAGATCGTCAAAAGCCGCTTTCACAGTAATATTCATTAGACTAATTAACCAACCATAGTTAAATACATTATAATAACCAGTATTGTTGTTCTGTAGTCCGTTAGAGGTTGCGTTGGGAGCAGGTGGTATTTCAGCACCTCCATCTTGAGGTATAAAATTAATATAACTTTGAGTAGAGGTGTATGTCGTCCCACTTGCTCCAGTAAAATCGGCGGTATATTCTAAAGTAAATGAATACAAGGTTAAATCTCTATCACCTTGATTGGGTTGTATTGAGGGTATAAAAACTGGAATAGAACCTGTTTCCATAGTAAAGCGTAAAATGGAGAGGTAATATTCCTCTGGATTACGAATAAATGGTAAGGTTCTACTCTCGTTAAAGTAGAAAACTGGTGGCTTTTTAGTAGTGGATTTAAAATTACTAACTGTAATATCAAAATACAACTGATCGGCACTCGCAGCATTTTTAGCACTATCTAATTGCGACATTCTATACTATAAAAACATATTATATTTCCCCTAAATATAGATTAATTTTTTGCTCTTATCATCATACGCATTTCGTATCTTTGCGGTAGTTCCCCCTTTAGAGGTAGTGCCTGTGAGAGGGCAACAGGAGTAGCAGCTGTGCGTGTAATAGCAGCAGCAGAAGCACTAATATTATTCATACCCTTAATGGGGTGATTACGGATTAAGAAAGAACCATTTACATCAGCACCACCACTACCAGCACCACTCGTATCGTTCTGCATCACGGATCTACCACTATTAATAGCAGAAGTCCAAGATAAGTTTTCTACATCAAGACCAACACCAGCTTTATTTGTTCCCTCACCATTCCAAGCAAGAGGGGGTATATTAGCTTCGGTGATAGTAGCTGAAAGAGTAGCAGTTCCAGCAGTTCCATCAGTTTTCCCACCGTCATTCACGGCAACAGAACGAGGGAGTAATCCCCTTGTTCCAAAAGTATTGAACTCGGCAGCTTGAGGTAAGCGAAAATCACTTGTATCATTAGAACCGAATGTATCACCAATCATGGCGAAAAGAGGGGCGAACTCTCCAACACGCTTTAAATATCTACCATCACAACACAACCAACTAATACCTATATCACGCTGGGCGTAGATTTTGGATACATCAGGATCAACAGAGGCAGGAGCAGAGTAGAATACTACTGTTCCAAGAGGGACAGGATTGGTATTGCTAAAACTATTAAAGACACTCATTATATACTATCTAAACATTATATAATGAAAAAGAGGGTTTTTAAATATTTTTGTATTTAATCAGGGAAACAATATTGAATGATGGAGCAATATAGTCAGTAGGAACACTAATATCACCAGTAATATCTATAGCTGAACCAGTCCCATTATCAAAGGCAACAGAGGGGGCGGTTTCTTGCTTACCATATCCTCCGTCGGTTGTCTGTGCGAATGTAGTGCGAACGAACGCTCTTTCTTTAAAAGCGGTGTTTCTACCACCGTCATTAGAATTAGTATAAACTTTACCACCAGCACCACCCTCACCATCACCAACATACGAGAAAGAACCAGCGTGAGAGGAAGCAGCGTATTCCAAAGGTATTCCATCAGGTAGATTTTCTTTTGCGAGAGTAATTGTAGCAGTCGCAAAGTTATTACGAGTTTCACTAATATATGTTCCAGCAGCATCAATAGCACCAGGCACAATTAAATTGGAAACTGATGCGAGGACAGGATCAGGGGGGACATAGGTGTAAAAATCTGGAACTTGGAATGCTGTAGGGGGTAATCCTCCAGCAGTCCATCTACGAGCAATAACTTTGTATAATTCAGGGTAATCGGCAGTAGCAAGAGTAGAACCATCACATTTCATATATCCAGCAGAGAATACTTGAGCGTAGTTTGCATCAAGTCCAGCCCAGTAGATTACAGATCCAACAGGCAATATATTATCACCGTAAAAACTATTAAGATCACTCATTATATAATACAATTACATTATATATTATACAATAATCACTAAATTAAAAAGTAGGATCGGCAGCAATAACGAAACCTGCTAAATTAGGACAATCGCCACCCTTACTCGCAGGAGCACCTGCCTGTGCGGCATAGGGAACATTTGTCCCCCCTCCTTGACCTTCTGCTTCTAAAGCAAGGAACTCATCTCTCGCCAGTTGATCTCGCCTTTGATTATCTTGGTTTATTTCTGCTGCTCTTGCGGCATCACGATCAATATAACCCTGTTGTTGTGCTAATGCTTGTTTGTTAGAACTGTAAAATGCTTTTCTCAATACACCGTTAGGATCATTCAAAAAAGAACTAACTTTAATAATATGGGCGCAAGTCCAACCACCATACTCTATTGCGTGTGCTGTATCTGTGGTAATATCCTTAATAGGAACTTGTGCTGAAACTAATACAGGTGGATCTGCATCGTTTAGTTTTTTATTTTTAAACACATAGTCGGCACTATTGAGAGTGAAAGTTCCTCCACTTTCACTTGAGGCATTTAATTTAACGATGTCTGGATCAGCTCCACAATCACCACAAGCAGAGTAATTTAGTGTTGGTTCATCTCCACGACCAGCAAGAGTAATACGAGCAACTCCGTCTTGTTTTGTTGGACTGACTATGGTTAAATTACCAGTAGTAAAATTGGGTATAGTATTTACAGGCACGACAATCTCATCACCGTCAGCAGTTTCAATACCAGCAGGTAAATACTCACCACCATTCG